ACCTAATTCATCAATAGTTGCACCCGTTCCTTCAACCTCGTCACGGAGAACGTCTAAAGGATGTTCTTCCTGTGCTTCATTTACTTTACGCTTTTTCTTTTTTTTATTGCCTTGCGTATTCCAAGCACGGCCGTTAGGGCCAACAACTGTATGATTGGTGTATACGCCTGTGCGGCGTTGAACGCCACCTAAAGGTTGCGCAACGGCGGCGACACCGCCTGCTGCACTCGCGCCTGCTGTGGCTGTTTCATTTGTTATCTCTTTCCAGCGCATAATTACTCCTTTGATCTTCCACTTGTCCCTAACATCCAGGCACCTGCTGCTACACCAGCGACGGCGGCTGCCTTAGCTAATGCGGAGCCACGTTTTTTTGGTTGATGTGCAACAATTTGTTCTTGTTCACAGCCTTTACCTGTTTCAGGATTGCATATCCTATCTTTTATTTCTAATTTTTGTGTCTTTGCAAACTGTTCCAAACGTTTATACATGTCAGAGCGTATGGCGCGCTTGCGAAACGCCATCAACAAACGCGTAACAACTAATCTTTTGTGCTCATAATTCATTGGATCATAATGTGTTACAATCTGACGTATTGCTCTATAGCCCTGTGTATCAATATGCAAACCAACCTGTATTTGTAGAAAGAATCTGCGCTCCCAACCAGGGTTTGATTTATTGGTAGCGACCAGTCTCAAATATCGACGTATAGCGTCCCTGTCTATACTAAGATATTCAATTAATTCTTTACTCTCTTCAGGGTTTTTTAACCGCTTAATGGCGTCTTCATTATTTTGTCCAGCTATCAAAAATAACAAATTATACAAATCTGTTCTATCAGCCCTTAAATTAGCAAAATTCCCGCCTTGCCAAGTATTATGTGCGTAGTTAATGGCCCATGAGCGTGTTGAGTATTCCTGTTTAAACAACTGTAGAGTTAATAAGTGCAAGAATACTAGATCAGCTACATCTCGTGCTGTAAGTCTACGCAAATGATTTTTACTTACAACCATCCGTGCTTCATTCAAATCTTGTAAGAATTCCATTAGCCCCATCCTTGGAAATTGCGCATACTGAATTCCATTCTATTTACAAGTTTGACTGCATTTCCTGACAAATGATCTATTGCAACAAAGCCTTCGGGTGTCGCTGCTTCAAAGTCATCACCATTGCGCACAAAGGTTCCAATCTTATCCAGTTGCTCGAGCTTTTGGACGAAGAAAGTTTTGAGTCTGATAAGACGTTTGTACAAATCCACAATGTTGACTAATTGATCCATGTGATCGTTAAAGAATTGTAGGCCTTGATCAATGCTCTCTTGCTTCTTCTGCCTACCACGTTCAGTCTTGAGCTTTTCCATTTCCTCGGATTTTTTGCTTTGGAAGAACGTCATAAAATCGTCCACAACGTCCTGCGCACGCTCCGGGATCGTTTTGCCCTGCCGTATGTTTTGATTGATGAACGTTTTGAACAGGCTGGTGAACGGGCTTTGGGTATTGATCCGCTGCCACGCTTCACGATCAATGTCCTCTAACGTGCGCTCTGCACTCTGGATCTCACCTTTCACCCAGTCAGTCTCTGTATGTGTGAGCGTAGCCTCACCACTCACGTCTTCATAGCTGGCATCCCGAAACCACACATCAGGGGTGTTATTCAGGCTGCTAACGTCAGCCCCAAAGCTCGCGCTCATGTCATGCAGGGTGGGGCCGCCGGTGTAGGTCGTATGGAACACGATGCCAAGCTGCGCCCGCCGTATCTCACGGGCGAGTGGATCGCTTAGGGGGACAACGTAGGCAATGGTGTTTGGTTGCATCACAACGCTGGGCTCACCATCCACCTTACGTATCTCAAGGCTGTCATTCGTAAACATCATATCGCCTTGGAGGACGCCGTCTATGCCTAGTTGCGGTAGGTATTCGAGCGCCGTCTTTAACTTGTTGGCTAAGTCACCTTCATAGTGCTCATCCACGTCGTCAGGTGTATAGAGGATCTTTGGGTTCTTTTTGCTCCATACACCCTTTGTGCCTACGAAGAATTCGCCGTTCTCAGGATTGATACCACAGAAAAGGGCAGGCGCACCATCCCACTTTACTGTCACGTCTATGCCTGCTTCACTGTTTCCTTGCAGCATTTTCTCAAGTGAATACAGTACATTGATAGCTTCTTGCGCTCCTTCTTCGCCCCCGTTGAGGATTTCATCTTCCAAGTGCTCAAGGTGGGTGTTCTTGGCCGCTTCCATGAGGAAGTTTTCAGGTAGTTCATCAAAGTTGGCGGAGGCAAACTCAAACAGTCGCATTATTTCACCATCCTGGGATAATAATCTGCGGCGTGCGCCATAATTCTTTCAGCAGTATCCCAATTACCTCTAAAAGTATTAATCACAGCTTCCAATTGATCTAACTTTTCTGAATCTCTGCTATATTTTTTACTCAGTTCGCCGCCGAGCGCAGCAGATGTTATTTTCTCCCCAGGAATATGAATTTTCCCACCACGCTTTTGGACATAACCATGCTGGGCGGCCAGGAATAAACCGTCTACGGCGTCTTCTGGAATGTCAAAGCGTTTCGCATAGAACCCAGAAGTAGGTTTTTTGGGTTCTTGTTTTTTTGATTGCTCATCTTTTGGCTCTTCTTTATTTGGTTTTTCCTGTTTAGCCTTTTCTTTTCCGGATTCTGGCTTTTTCTGCGGTTTGTCGTCTTTTTGTTTGGGTTCTTGAGACTTGTCCTGTTTTACGTCTTGTGCAACTTGTTTAGTAGATTTTTCTATCATACTTTCAATTTGCTCAGCTGTCTTACTGTCAGCTACTTGCGCCAAATTAGTTAACCATTTTGCCTTATCCAAATTTCTATTGGCATAACCAACAAATGCCCTAAGAACACGTTTTATATCACGGTCTCCAATACCTTGGGCTTCAAAAAGCGTCCGTAAAAAAGGAAAATTATGGGATTCATTCATTTTCTTTGGATCTAATTTTACGCCAGCTTTGTTAAAAACCTTGTAAATCTTTTCCGCATCCATTTCAGGCGCTAACCGATTTATAAAACTGATGACGTTCTCAACTGTGGCTTCGTCACCGGTAATACCTTGCTCATATTGGAAGGCATCATATGCTAGCTTTGCTAATTTCCTGTTGTCGATCTGCCCCAAAGCCCGTTTGCTATACCTTGCTTTCCAACTTAATCCTTTATCAACAAAGAAATCCTCAATATCATCAAGAATACCCTCGTCTACTTCTTGGGTAGTCTTATCTTCTACTGTTTCCATAAGCTTGCGCATATATTCACTGCTCATTATTTCTTCTCCTTATTATGCGCTTCTTTTAATTGGCGGACTTTTCTACTAAATTTATTTGGGTCTTCGTTACGGATAGATAAAAGGAGGCGCTTATGCAAGTCATCCGCCTCTTCTTCGGAGAAGTTTTCACGAATCATTTGTAGCAAATTTACTGCGGATGTGATTACGTGACTTGCTCGTGCTTCTAATAGGTTATGTTTATCCCGCTCTGGGACAATAGAATCAAGTTCACGAAGAATAGAATTTATGCGTTTTTCACTCATTATTAATAGCCCTCGTCGTATTTCTTGATAATGTCACGTATCTTATCAGCTGACTCTACGAGAGCCATTTCATAGCCATCTGTATACTGTTTGCTTTCATTAAGACTGCGCTGCCATTCTAGCTTGTCAGCTAATGAGCGCAATTCATCCAGTAATTCAGCTGTAGTTGATTTACTTTTTTCTTCGGCAGATTCAGTAAGAAATGACTCTAATTCTTCTTCTGCTTCAGCAGCGTCTTGTCCCATATCAACATCTTCTTCTAAGGGACAATCCACTGCTACCAAGAACCGCCTCATGTCATCTATATAAGGCATCTATGCCTCCAAAAGAACCCAATACATACGTTATTTATCCTTTTAGGATATCGGGTTAACGGTCCTGTATTTTGGATAGCAAGTCGCGTAGCTTTTCGCCCTGTACTTTGCCTTTAGGGTCTCCTGTTGGTGCGTTTTGTTCTCCCTCGTCATCGCCACTCTGCGCACCTTGAGATTTTGGAGGTTGGCCGTTTCTGCTCTTCGCCTTTGCTTTGATTTCAGCGGCAAGACTACTTTGGTCCTTCTTGCCGCCTTCTGTACTGGATCCAGTCTCTAAGTCAGTAATGCGCATGGTGTTAGAGTCAAATGCTAGATCAAGCTTAGTACCAACGCCCGCTGATGAACGCGTCTTAATAAACTGGATCCTATATTCACCGCGCTCACGCATTGGTGCGCTTGTAAAAATAGTCATCACATTGTCAGCAGTGTTAATTTTACTCAAGCCACCTGCAATGTGACTGTGGTCGTGTTCTTGCTCCTGAATAGCATCTCTGTTCAGCTGTGATGCAGTGCATAAGAGCAAGTTCATTTCCTGCGCTAGAGAGCGTAGTTCCTCAGAAACAAATTTATCCTTAATAAACAAGTCACCAGGATTAACCCTAGCATTATTTGGATGGATTAGGTCAAGGTAGTCAACAATAATAGCATCAGGTTTAATACCACGCTGTATCTCAAATTCTTTCAAATAAGCACGTATGTCATTCGTACTGGAGCCAGCGGGCATATACTTGATCATGATGTTGCCCCACTTCTTTCCAGTCATCTTGACCTTGAGATCAACATCATCCATGTTCTTAAAAATCTGCTTGGTTGGTGTTTCTGTCACCATAGAGTCAAAACGTAATGCAACCAAGTTTTCGCTAAGCTCAAGTGTTATATACACGCAGTTCAAATTCTGCTTAGCCCAGTTGATCGTCACATTTTGTAGGAACAAGCTCTTACCAGTACCAGAGCTACCAGCAAAGATGTTTAGTTCGCCTCTGTTGAAGCCTCCATACAGTTTGTCATCAATAGTCTTCCAACCAGTGCTGACCATGCCGTTTCTATCGCGCAGTGTTTCAAGCCTGCTATATGGATCAGCAAAATAATCAGTGCCAAGCTCTTTCTGCAAGCTGATTAGTACAGCCTGTTTAATCTCACGCTCTACGTCTCCATAATTCTTCTTCTCAAGTTTATCGGGCGCAGCGAAAATAGCGTTCTCCAACGCTTTGTGCCTACAAAATTGCTCAATGCTATCCAGAAACCAGTCCACGTCTTGATCGCGGATATTGTCCAGTTGTTCAAAGTCATGCCCTGTTTGACTGCCAACCTGCTTTATACTTGGGACAGTGTTATAGCTCTGCGCATGTTCTTGCATATATTTGATAACAGGCTTAAACTTACTGTCAAAGTATGCTGGCTGTAGAATGTTTTGGCAGCGTGCATAAGCTTCATCAGAGCTTAGCATGAATTCAATGAAAAACTTTTGTGTTGCTTCTGAATAATCTTT